GTTGGGTTTGACGAAAACGGAAGAACCAAAGACTGCCTAATTGTTTATGACTATCTAAAGCTAATGAACTCTACCAGCATTTCAAACTCCATGCAGGAGTTTCAAGTCCTTGGATTCCAAATAACTCAGCTACATAACTTCTGCGTCAAGTACGACGTGCCATGCCTTAGTTTTGTACAACTAAACAGAGATGGCATAACAAAAGAATCAACAGATGTCGTTTCGGGTTCTGATAGGCTCATTTGGCTCTGTACAAGTTTTAGCATCTTCAAGCTAAAGTCCGACGAAGAGATAGCCGATGACACAGATGAAAACGGAAACAGGAAGCTAGTACCTATTGTTGCTCGTCACGGAGCGGGATTAGATGATGGCGACTATATAAATATGAATATGTTTGGGAAGTTTGCCAAGCTAGTAGAGGGTCAAACTCGCAATGAATTGAGAACTAAGTCAACTATTAAGGATACAGGTTTTGAATCAGGAGATCAACAACCAGCAGATATTGAAGCTGTCTAATCAGCTATTTACTAAGCTGCCACAGCTTCTAAAATATTTCAATATAGACCACATAGAATACCCCAACAGGTTTGCTTTTGCATGCCCTATTCATGGAGGAGACAATGCAGAAGGTTGTACTATTTTTACCGATGGAAATACAGCTAAAGGAAACTGGAACTGCTGGACTAACCACTGCGAGGAAGACTTTTCTAGAAATCTATTTGGGTTTATTAGGGGCGTGCTATCTAATAAGCGAGCCTCAACGGTTAATATTGTCGATACAATTACTTTCTGCTTAGAGTTTTTAAATCTTGATATTTCTGAACTTGACCTGCTACAAGATATAGAGAGCAATAATACAATTAAGCTTTTGGATGTTTTTAACAGGGAGCCAGAGAGAGAGCCTCCAAAAGTAGACAGAGAAGTTATTTTAGAAACAATACAGATACCAGCTAAGTACTATATCAATAGAGGCTACACTACTGACATATTAACTAAATTCGATATTGGTCTTTGTGACAAAAAAAATAAGCCAATGTCAGGAAGAGTTGTTGTCCCAATCTACGATGAAGGCTATAATTACATTGGATGCATAGGTAGGTCTTGTTATGAGAACATGCAGCCTAAATGGTTACACAGTAAAGGCTTTAGAAAAAGCTCATATCTGTATGGGTTAAACATGGCAAAAGATAAAATACTTGAGACAGCCACGGCAGTTTTAGTTGAGGGTCAAGGAGATGTTTGGCGTATGCACGAAGCTGGTGTAGAGAATACAGTTGGTATTTTTGGAGCCAACCTTAGTGATGACCAATTAGTTTTATTAGAACAGAGCGGCGCTCTCAATCTAGTTATACTTACAGATTATGATGACGCTGGACATAGAGCGTCAGAGCAAATTATGAAAAAATGCGGAAGGCGATTCAATTATTACAGACCCAACATATCAGAAAAAGACGTAGGTGATATGTCTATAAGCAAAATCAAAACTGAAATACTAGAAGAACTACAAGGAGTTTTATAATGACAAGAATCTTAGCTTTTGCTGGAAAAAAGCAGTCGGGTAAAAATTCATGCTGTGCCTTTCTGCATGGATATCAAATGCGGTCTTACCATATTATCGAAGGTTTTGATCTAGACACTGAAGGGAGGATTATCGTAGATGCTGTTTCTACTGATATCTCTGGGCCAGAAGAAACAAATAAAGGTGTTTTAGATGTAACTAGAACTGACCCAGAGTTTGCCCCGTGGGCCGCACACAACATGTGGCCATTTGTAAAACATTATTCATTTGCTTCTTCTCTTAAGGAGATCTCGTGTGGGCTATTCGGGCTAACAAAGAAGCAGTGCTACGGAACAGATGCGGATAAAAATAGCCCTACATGGATTAAATGGGAAGACATGCCGGGCTATACCGGAAGCGAGACAGGCAAAATGACAGCTAGAGAATTTTTACAGGTCTTTGGTACAGATATTTGTCGGCATATCTATACGGATATTTGGACAGATAGAACCATGAGAAGTATTAGAGAAGAAGATTCTTTAATGGCTGTAATCTCTGACTGTAGGTTTCCAAACGAATCAAAAGCAATACAAAAAGCCGGAGGCAAGGTTATTAAATTAACTCGCGGTATGGGTGGCGATAGTCATTCTAGCGAGTCCTCTATTGATGAGATTGAACACGATGCTATTATTGACAACAGGGAGTTATCTTTAATGGAAACAAATGTAAAGGTAATATCTTTACTTGAAGAATGGGGATGGCTCGGTAGCGTTATCGAGACACCCAGTCCTACGCCCCCTACAGAAGACCCAAATCTTCTAGGTGGCATCCAAAAGATTAAGGAATAGTATGTTAGTAACATATATACGTAGCTCTAGCTATAATAATTTTGAATACTGTCAGATGCAATACTTTATAACCTATGTTTTAGGTCATCAGAGTGTCTCTGGTAAAAAAGCCCAGCTGGGAACAATCGTCCATAAGGTCATGGAGGTACTAGGTGGATGTAAAAAGATTTTACAGGACAAGGGCGAGATGGTATTAAATGATGACGGTCTAGGAGAGATAGAGTTTACCAAAAGAAAGCTCAATACAAAGAAGTTTGTAAACGAGATCATCAAGAGAAGTTATGAATACTACACAGAGAACTGTACTCATCATTATACAAATGCCGACTATAAGTTCTGTGAAGACACGACTTGGGAGGGTCTACTGTATGATGACGGTAACTTCGACCCTCGAAAGAGAAATATTATCGCATCAGAACCTCACTTTGATATTGCTATTGAAGAAGACTGGGCAAAATTCTCATATGAAACAGAAGATGGAGAAACTCTACAGGGCCAGTTAGCCATTAAGGGCACTATTGACTTAGTAACAGAGATTGATGGAGGTGTCATCGAAGTTATTGACTGGAAAACAGGAAAAAGATTAAATTGGGCTACAGGAGAGAAGAAGACATACGAGAAGTTGTGTGAAGACCCGCAGTTAATGCTTTACTATTATGCTATTTCTAAAAAGTTTCCTGAATATAAGGATGCTATCATGTCGATATTTTATATACGTGACGGTGGGCCATTTAGTATTTGTTTTGAAGACTCAGATAAAGAGAAGTTCTTAGGCATGTTGAAAGACAGGTTTGAAGAAATCAAGAAAACAGTTAATCCAAAAATGCTATCTAGAAGACAAGCACATTGGAAGTGTACGAAGCTCTGTGATTTTTGTAAGAATGATTGGCCCGGAACTAAGGACAATATATGTAGGCACGTAAGTAATAATCTAGAGCAGTATGGTATGATGGATACTGTTCAAAATTGCACTAAAGAAGGTTTCAGTATTGGACACTATGAGGCTCCGGGATGATAGAGATAAAAATTACAGAAGAAATGAAAAAGAGAGCATGGGCTAAATCTCGTGAAATGGGTGTAATACGTAACTCTATTATGAAGGGTGACGGAAATATTGCAGGTTTTTTAGGAGAAGAGGTTGCAAACATAGTTATTGATGGTACAATAAATAATACATACGACTATGATGTGGTTTCAAAAAGCGGAATTAAATATGATGTTAAAACTAAAAGATGTACATCTCCGCCAAAACCATATTATGATTGCTCTGTTGCAAACTTTAACACTGAGCAAAAGTGTGACAGATATGTGTTTGTCAGGATAAAACAAAAATAAGAAATGGGGCAACGCATGGGTTCTTGGTTGGCTTGAGCATGATGAGTATTTCAAAAAAGCTCGGAAGCTAACTAAGGGTCAGATTGATCCGTCTAATAAGTTTGTTGTTCGGGCAGATTGCCATAACGTTGCTATATCAGAATTGAAAGAATTTACAAATTATGACTTGGGTTCCACTAAATAATAAGACACACTTTAGCTTACAGAGAGGTTTCTCGAAACCCGATGAGCTAGCAGCTAAGTGTAAAGAGTACGGCTATCCAGCCTGTGCTATCACAGATATTAATACTATATCTGGCGCTGTTAATTTTTACAAAGAGTGTAAGAAGAATGATATTAAACCTATCATGGGATGTACTGTTGAGTTTGAAAACCATAAAAGCAAGACCTATATAGCTAAGAACAAAGAGGGTTGGTATGCGCTTATTGATATTGTTTCTAAAAGGAATACGTATTCTGATGATGTAATCAAGAAACTTCTCAAGGTCTCTCTAAATGAGAACCTTATATGTATTGATGATCTAAAGCAAAAGCCAGCATATTATGTCGATCCTAAAGACGCAGAACTACACAGGATACTTTTATGCTCAGGCATGAAAACCAGCATGAAGAAAGCTAAAGACAAGATCGTTTCTGATTCGTTTAAGCATCTGAAACCCTTCTTTAAGAGCGACGGCCATTACCTGCCTAGTCCGAGCGATGTTGAAAAGACCTATAGCGAAGAACAGATAAAGCTCAGTCTAGAAATTGCTGATCAATGTGAAGAGTATGATATTCTTGGTAGTCCAATGCTTCCTGCGTTTGATTGTCCGGAAGGGTATACAGAAGATGAATACTTAAAGCAGCTCTGTAGAGAGGGCTGGAAGAAGTTCTTAGAGGATACTGGTATCATCAAAGACGAAGACAAGAAGGATGAATACCTGAAAAGAATTAAGAACGAGATGAGTGTAATTTTTAATGCTAATCTTTCTGGTTACTTTCTGATTGTTCAGGACATTGTTAACTACGTCAGGTCTGAAGGGTGGCTTCCGGGCCCGGGAAGAGGGTCTGCTGCTGGATGTTTGATTTCATACCTTATTGGCATTACAGAAATTGATCCTATCAAGTATGACTTAATCTTTGAGAGATTTTACAATGCTGGACGTAATACTGAGGGACATGTATCCCTTCCAGATATTGACTTAGATGTTCCCGCTGAAAAGCGAGACGAAGTTATTGGGTATATTAAATCTAAATACGGGGAAGATAATGTCGCGCAAATGTTGACATTTAATAAGCTACAAGGTCGAGCGGCACTTAAGGAAATCATGCGTATCAATAGTGCCGTTTCTTTTGGAGAAATGAACGATGTAACTAAAAACATACCTAACGAAGCTGATGTTTCAGATCTTTTAGAGGAGAGCGGTGAGGGTTCGCTAATCCGGTGGACGCTTGCTTATCAGCCAGAAGTTCTAGATAGATGGTGTAAGCTAAATAGTGATAATGATTTGGTTGGGCCGTTCGCAGCGATTTTTCAGCAAGCAATTGACATTGAGGGTACTATAAAGTCTCAAGGTAAACATGCTGCCGGAGTTATTATATCAGCAAATAAACTAAACCAAGTTTGTCCTATGGTTAAAGATAAAAGTAAAAATCTCATTGCCGGTTTTGAAATGGGCGATTTAGAAGACCAAGGACATGTTAAATTTGATATACTGGGTATTGATCTACTTAGTAAAATCATGGAAATTAAGGAGTAAGAATGAGTAGTATTAAGAGGGATTATAAGTCAGTCATTTTTTCTGGCTGTGCTATTGAATCTAAAAGCGTAAGCTTGTGTGATTTAAGACATTTTCTACCACAATATAAAGGGTATACTACTGGTGCTTATCAAGTCCATTCAGATAACCCTCGTCATAAATACAGCGAAATCTTTAAAGATATAGATGAAGCTGTTAATAAGTTTGTTGAATTAAAAGGATTACTTAAATGAATTTTAGAGATATAATTGTATTTGACTTTGAGACAGGTTCTAGAAACCCGCTCACAACACAGCCAACGCAGATTGCCGCTATTGCCCTACATGGGCGTAAGCTAACAATTCAGCCCGGCGGAATCTTCAACAGTGAGATTAGACCTATCATTGATGATAAGAAAGCTATTGAAGCTGGGGTTGATCCGCTAGAGCAGGAAGCCCTAGATATCACTGGTAAGAACAGAAAAGATCTCGCTAAAGCTCCGTTACCAAAAACAGTATGGAAAAAGTTTGAGGACTTCTGTAATAAGTTTAACTTTAGAGGCTCGTCTTATACTGCTCCTATTGCTGCTGGATATAATATCATTGGTTTTGACATGCCTATCGCCCAGAGAATGTGCGAAATGTACGGCACAACCGATGTGAAGGGCAGACAGGCTGTCTTCAATCCAATCTTTAAGCTAGACTTGATGGATATGGTATTTTCTTGGACAGAAAACAATCGAGACTTTAAGAGTATCAGCATGGACTTTTTACGAGAGTACATGGGATTCCCAGAAGAGAGCAAAGAGAACGCTCACGACGCGCTTCAGGACGTAAAGGATACAGCAAACATCCTTATTAAGTTCCTTAAGTTTCAGAGAAACATTTCACAAAAAACTAAGTTTGAGAAGGCATTTGCAAATGGCGAATTCTACGTTTAATATTGACGATTTCCAAGATGACAAAGTATGGGACTTGATTTGTGATGGAAGAACCAAAGGGGTATTCCAGCTAGAGTCTCAGCTTGGTAGGTCTTGGTCAAAGCGGGTTAAGCCTCGTAATATAGAAGAACTTGCGGCGCTAATTTCAATCATTAGACCCGGATGTTTAAAGGCGTTTACTGAGGGTAAGTCTATGACTCAGCACTACGTAGATAGAAAAGCGGGTATCGACGAGGCTAAATATCTTCACTCTAGTCTTGAGCCAATTCTCAGTGAGACTTATGGAGTTCTTGTGTATCAAGAACAGTCCATGAAGATCGCTCAGCAGCTTGCCGGATTTGACCTCAAAGAGGCAGACAACCTCCGTAAGGCTATTGGAAAGAAGAAAGCTGGTCTCATGGCAGAAGTTAAGAAGTCCTTCCTGTCTGGAGCGACAGATACTGAGGGTCTTGACAAAGAGACGGCAGAAGAAATCTTTGGCTGGATTGAGAAATCTAACCGCTATGCATTTAATAAGTCTCATGCCGTTTCTTATGCTGTTAACGCATACAGAAGCGCGTACTGTAAGGTTCACAGGAAGATGAGATTCTTTGAGTCTTATCTCAATCACTCAGAAAGAAAGCCAGACCAGCAAGTTGAAATCAAAGAACTTGTGTCTGACGCAAAGCTATATGACATAGAAACGCTACCTCCTAGATTGGGACACTTCTACTCATCCTTTACTGCCGCAGAGGACAATATATACTTTGGCATTACGAACATTAAAGGTGTCGGTACGGCTGAGACTGAAAAGATGTTAGATTTAGTTCCAGAGCTAGAGAAGAAATTAGGCATAACTTTTGCAGAGTTTACTTGGCTAGACACTCTATTTAACTTAGGTCTAAAGGTAAACAAAACATGTATCGAGGCGCTTATAACTGTTGGTGCTTTTAACGGTAAGAATAATACTAAGCACAGAAATGCTCTTCTTTATGAATATAAGAGCTATAGGGATTTGTCCATCAGAGAAAGAGAATGGTTATCTGATAACTATAACTCGGATGACTCTATCATTGCCGCTATAGATAACATGATAAACAACCTGAAGATAAACTCTAACAGGTTAATTAAAGTGTTTGATATTCGAAACATTATTGAGTCTCCGCCGTTCGACCTTACTGACCACCCGAACTGGATTGCAGATGTAGAAAATAAATACATGGGCGTATCATTAACCTTCTCAAAAACTGACGCCATACAAAGCGCGGCAGTTAATTGTACGTGCAAAGAGATAATTAACGGTAGAACAGGTAAGGTAAACGTGGCAATCCATATAAACTCCCTGCGAGAATATGCCACAAAGAACGGTAAAAATCCGGGTCAGATTATGGCTTTCTTGTCAGTAGAAGACTCTACGGCAACTCTTGACTCTGCTATCATATTTCCTGAAACATATGGTAAATTCAAGGAAATTCTATACGAAGGCAACACAGTTATTGTTTTTGGTCAAGTATCTAGTAAAAAAGATACCAGTTTAATCATTAACAAAGTGTCTCAAGCGTAATAATAGGCTATAATCT